AAGAGTTCTTTTAAATAAGCTTGATGCAAGAAACTGGGATTACGAAATAGATTCAACTAAGTCTCTTATCGAGTCAAAAAACAAAGATCTAAAAGAAAATCAAGAGAAAAAGGCAAGAATTAAAAACAGGCTGTCAACAATCAGACTTGAAAACCAAAATCTTGATATAAAGTATACACAATCAGATCTTGAAAGCATTGATTTAAAAATAAAAGAAAACATTAGAAAAACCAATCTATTTGAATCAACACTTGCAAACTTAAATACAAAATTTTCTTCAATTGAGTCAAGCCTTGAAGAAACTGACACCAGGATTAAAGAAATCAACCTTTTTGAAATTAAAGAAATTAAAGAAGCAAGATCTGATACTGAAAAACAAATAATGAAGATTACCAGTCTTTTAAGAGCTGAAGAGGTCGAGCTTAAAAGAATGAAAAAGTCTGCAAAGATTCTCGAAGAAGTTCCTTGTGGAGACACTTTTTTAAGCTGTAAGTTTATTAAAAATTCTCATAAAGATAAAACAAGGCTTCCCGAGCAAGAAAAGAAAGTAGACGATATTAAAGAGCTCTTAAAAATAGAAAATAAAAACCTTAGAGTCTTGTGCAAAAGAGATGTTGATAGTGAGCTTGAAGAATACGACGCGCTTATTAAAAGACAGAACCTTTTGCTTAGAGAAAAAGTAAAGTTTAAGTCTGATATCGATAGGCTTACTAGCAACATTGATATATTACAAATTGATCTTAATGACTATAATAATAAAAGAATAGAAATTAAAGATACTCTTGCAGCTTCTGACAGTTCTGAGATTCTTTCTGTTATTGAAAACCTGGAAATATCACTAAAAAATATTGACAATAAAATTATAAACCTTAGTAGAGAGACAGGCATGGCAGAAAATAAGCTTGAAAATGTAAAGAAAGACAAATCAAAATTTGAATCACTTGGCAAAAAGTCAAGAGTCTATGATGCACTTTTGTCTGCTTTCTCAAAAAAAGGAATACCAGTTTTTTTAATTAAAAAAGTGTTGCCTCAAATCAACCAAGAAATAAGACATTCAATTGAGGCACTTGTAGGATTTACAGTTGAAATAGAGTATTCAGAAAAAGACGAACTTGAAATCTATATTAACTACGGAGACTCAAGAAGAATTATTGAGCTTTGCTCTGGTATGGAAAAAATGATGGCATCGATGGCGATTAGATTTGTTTTAACAAATTTAAGCACACTTCCTAGATCAAGTATGCTTGTAATTGATGAAGGTTTTGGAGCACTTGATAGCGGAAATCTTAGCGCTTGCAGCGAGTTTTTGGACAGCATGAAAAAATGGTATAAGAACATACTTATTATATCACATATTGATGTAATCAAGGACACTGTTGACAATATAATGGAGATAACAAGAAATGGAATCGACTCAAAAGTCATCTTTGAATAAAGTACCTCTTTTTTGCCCAGTTTGCAAAATGGTAATGTCATCAGGTGACGATTATATTTATTATAAAGAGTACAATGCATGCTCGCATTGCTCTGTAAAATATGCAGAAGGCAATAGAGAAAAGTGGAAAAAAGGTTGGAGACCAACTAAAAAGGAGATTAAAAATGACATTAGATGAAATTAATGTACTAGGCAATTTATTAAATACGACTTTCGGGAGATCAAGCACAGTCGTGTCACCGACAGAGTCAATAACTGGGTCTCTTGATGGTGACCTCATTGTTCTTAAGCTTGTAACTGTTATGAGGCTTTTTGATAGAACAACACATAGGCGACAAGTTGACATGGAAAGAGAAATGTCAAAAAAGAAGCTGCTGGCTCATGTTAAAAATATTGAAGAAGCTCTTAATAAACAGTGCGGATGTAATTACAAATTAAAAGAAATTGACTGCTCAGACTTTGTTCAACCTGTTGTGTTTAGACCCGACGGAGTACCTTCAGATACAATATTTAGAATGACACTAGTATGTGAGCCTAAATGAAAAATAAAAACTCACAGATATCTGAGATAATAAAGTGCGGTAAAGATCCTGTTTATTTTTTTAACAACTATTGCAAGATCCAGCATATGACGCGAGGTACAATACCATTTAAAACGTATCCGTTTCAAGACGACTGTGTAAAAGCATTTATTGATAATCGTTTTAATATTATTCTCAAATCCCGGCAGTTAGGGCTGTCTACGCTAACTGCTGCCTATTCTGTGTGGCTGACACTTTTCCAAAAAGATAAAAGAGTGTTGGTTATTGCAACAAAACTTGATGTTGCTCAAAACTTTATTAACAAAGTAAAGACAATACTTTCATATTTGCCAAAATGGATGATTATCGTAGAAACTGTAACAAATAACAAACAGTTAATTGAATTTAGTCACGGATCATCTATCAAAGCTATTCCAACATCAGATGATGCTGGTAGATCTGAGGCACTTTCACTTTTAATTGTAGATGAAGCTGCTTTTGTAAGAAACTTTGACACCATCTGGACAGGTATATACCCTACGTTGACCACGGGAGGTCGTGCGATTGTTTTGTCAACTCCCAATGGTGTTGGTGGTCAATATTATAAGCTGTACACAGATGCTGAAGAGGGCCTTAATGAATTTAATTCAATAAAGCTTCCGTGGACTGTTAACCCAGATACTGACGATGACTGGTTTGAAAAGATGACCGCCAACATGACAAAGCGTCAAATAGCTCAAGAGTTTCTATGCGACTTTATTTCTTCTGGTGAAACCCTTATTGGAGCAGAAGATTTTGACTGGCTTAAGTCAATGGTGAAGGATCCAATTGAAAGAACTGGACCAAGTGCTGATATTTGGATTTGGAGATATCCCTTAAATGAATCTAAGTATTTAATATCTGCAGACGTTTCAAGAGGTGACTCAAAAGACTTTTCTACTTTTCACGTTTTTGACGTAGGAAACAGAGAAGTGGTTGCAGAATTTAAAGGAAAGCTTGCTCCTGACGAGCTAGGTCAGATTCTTGTTGATTGGGCAAAAAGATATAACAATGCAGTTATTGCTCCTGAAAATAACAACTACGGATATGCCACTCTTATGAAAATAAGAGATTTAGGGTATTCAAACGTTTATTTAAAAAAGAAGAAAAAAGCGTCTATAATAAACTACAATACAAGTTTCAATGTTGAGGATGCTGGTTTTAATACAAACCAAAAAACAAAAGGCATCATATTAACAAAACTAGAAGAGTTGATTAGAACAAAAAACATAAAGGTCTATTCATCGAGGTTTTACGATGAGTCAAAAAGGTTTGTCTGGAAAGGAAACAAAGCACAGGCTATGAACGGATATAACGACGATTTAGTTATGTCACTGGCAATTGGTTCATATATTATGGACACAGAATATGGAAACATTGGTACAGGGCAGGACATAAATGCTGCAATGCTCGCAGGTATGAGTGTCAACTCAAGACAGTATCAGCATGATAGATATTCAAAGTCAGCACAGGAAATATCAAGTAAGAATAGTGCTGGTAAAAGAAACCTTAACTTGCGACCCGAAGATATTAAAAATAAAGGAATAAACACATCTGACTATTGGTGGTTATTTTAAAAGGAGAATAAATGTCGGAACAAAATAATAATCTTTTTAGGAGGCTTACGCAGCTTTTTAGTGGCGGCCCCGTAGTTAAAAGGAAAGTCAAAAAAGTAAGCCCGAAAACAAACACATCGTCTTTTGACTTATTTAGAAAAACACAGAGCACTGTATATAGTGCTGCTATGTCAGCTTATGGGACTTACGATAGATTGGCAAGGTATTCTGATTTTAGCGAGATGGAATACACACCAGAGCTGTCTAGTGCTCTTGATATATACTCTGAAGAAGTAGCTTCACCAGACGAGACTGGAAGCATACTTCATATATTTTCTGACAACCAAAGAATCCAGGAAATACTTGAAGATCTTTTTATTGACACACTTAATATTGATTTTAACTTAACATCGTGGGTAAGAAACCTTTGTAAATACGGTGACTTTTTTCTTTTCAATGATGTAGATCCAGAAACTGGAGTTATTAACGCTTACCCGATTCCAGTATCA